CCGTAGCCGACAGTCTGGGCAACACCTACCAAGCCTACCGGGAACACTTCAAATGGGAAATCGGCTTTGCCCAGCGGGACTGGCGCTACATGGCGCGGATCGCCAACATCGACGTCACCCAACTCACAGGCGTCTCCGCGGCGAACCTGATCAACCTCTTGGTCCGTGCACTCTATCGGTTGCCGACGGCACCCGTTAGTGCGACGACGGTCCAAACCTCTGACACCCCTGCAGTCCGCGCCGACATGGGCCGTACCGTCATCTACTGCAACCGCATCATCCGCACCTACCTCGACCTCCAAGCGATGAACAAAACCAACGTCCTCCTCCGCATTGAGGAGTTCAACGGCAAGCCCATTACCACCTTCCGCGGCATCCCCATCCGCACGGTGGACGCGGTTCTCTCGAATGAAGCCCAAGTTACTTGAAAGGAACACACAATGATCCTCGATGGATTCCTCCAGTTCTCCAACGCCCAAACTATTGCACAGGCAGTTGGCACTACCCCAAGCACCAACGCCATTGATTTTGGGACCACCTCTGGTATCCCATCTTCAGCCCTTGGTGGTGGCGCCCGGGACATCGGCATCGGCGACGATCCAGCAATGAAACTGCTGGTCCAGATCTCCACCACTGTCACTTCTGGTGGTGCAGCCACTATGTCCGTAGCCCTTCAGGGTGCCCCCGACTCTGGCACCGGCACTGAAGGCACCTACGTCACATGGTGGACTTCCCCGGTCTACGCCCTCGCTACGTTAGTAGCTGGAGCCCGCCTGTTCGACATGGACATGCCTCGGCCTCCCGCAGGAGTAGTCATCCCTCGGTTCATCCGCTTGTCCTACGTCATCGCAGGTGCGACCACTACAGCAGGCGCCGTCTCCTCCTACCTCGTCCTCGACCGTCACGACATCTCTTACCAAAGCACCAACAACGCAGTCCTCGGCGGCTACCCTGCCGGGATCAACATCGCGAACTGAAGGGCCCTATAATGAAAAACATCCTCCATCGTTGGGGCACCTCTCTCGCCCTCCTCCTCCTTCTGTGCAGTGTTGGTGCTGCACAGGTCATCACCGGTTCAGTACAGCTCTCGCAAGACTTGCGTGGGTCTCTTGTCGCTGATGCAGCAGGCAACTACTATTTCCAAAACAATCGCCACTTGCTGTCACAGCTCAACTCGGCCGCCCTCCCAACCGTCTCAGGCGCTGCTTGTGTTATCACCGCCAACTCCACAGACTTCAACGGTCAAGTAACTGCCTGTACCGCAGCTGCGGCTATCACCTTCAGCCAACCATACGTCACTGCACCACGCTGTGTTGCATCCACTTCCAACGCAACTAACGTAGCCGTAACTGTCTCTGCAACCACAACCGTTCTCACCATCACGCCAAATACTAACGGCGCTGGCACGTGGAACTGGTTCTGCTCAAGCGTCAGCTAAGGAACTCAGCAATGACCAAACTTCGTGCACTTCTGGCGGGGGCTTTCATAGCCCTCGCCGTTGCGAGCCCCACCCTCTACAGCTGGGCACAGCAGCTTTCCTCCACCACCCTCACCGGCAATGAAGTAGTCGTCGCTGCCATTGGCGGTCCTGGTGGCCCTTCGATCTTTGTCCCTATCGGCGAACTCCGAAACGCCACGGCGATGAAGACCTTCTCTGGTGCTGGTGTCGTAGTGACCTACCAAATGCTGCCTTCCGACAGCACCCTATTTTGGATCGGTACAGCCCCAACCACTTGGACCATCACTACCCCTGTGGCACCTTATGATGGTCAAATCCTCCAACTGGCCACAGACACAACTCTAACTACAAACGTCACTGTAACCCCTGCGACAGGCCAAACCCTTCAAGCTGCGTTTAGTTCCCAAACACTTTCCCCCGGTACCTCTATAGAATGGGTATACACCATTGCCACAACCAAGTGGCAGAGGCTCCGCTGATGCGCAAGCTCAGCGCTGCATTCCTTCTCTGGCTTGCGTTCGCGGGTGCAGCGCGAGCAGAGAACACCGTCGGTCCCACCACCCAAATCATCTGCAACAAGATCGCCACCCTAGCCGTAGGCCCAGCGACCATAACCCAAATGGTCGCTGCCATAGCAGGTCAATCCATCTTCGTCTGTGGCTGGCACGTTACAAACACTGGTGCAACCGGTACCTTCTCTTTCCAAAATGGCACTGGCTCCAACTGTGGCACAGGCACTGCCACTATCATCCCCGCTACAAACGTAACCAACACTGCCCCTTCCGCGGACCACATTTCAATCGCCACAATTCAGGTCCCTCAAGCCAACGCCTTTTGTGTCACCCCTAGCGTGGCCTCAATCTCCGTTGTTATCTTCTACTCCCAATTCTAGAAAGGCCCCCAATGTCATGACCATACTCCGCGACGCCATCGAACACCTAACAGCAGCCGAGAAGCTCCTCGAAGAACTAGGCCCCCTCGAAGACGCCACCGAAAAGGCCTCGGCCGAATATACCCAAACCGCCACGGCTTTGACCGAAATCAAAGGCCAACTCAACGACGCCAAAGCGGGCCTATCCATTGCCCACGTCAAGAACCTCCGCGATTATGAAGAATCCATCTTCGCTAAGGCCCAACAATCCAAGGACCTCGATGCCAAGATCGCGGATCAACAAACCCGCTTAGACACCCTCCGGGTCGAAGTTGCTGGCGCAGAAGCCCGGCATCAGCAAATCGAAGACTCCATCAACTCCTTGAGGCAACGCATTGGCTGACATCTATCGAACAGAAGTCCCCGGTGGGATCCTCTACACTCCCATTGAAGTCTCTGGGTCAGGCACCCTTGTCTTTGGTGTAGCCGGCCGCAAAATCGTCGTCCTTTCCTTCTACTTCGTCTGCTCTGCCAATACCAACGTCAAGTTCCAAACCTCCACTGGCACCATCGACATCTCTGGCCCCGCCTACTGCATCGCCAACGGCGGTTGCGTCAACGGCTTCAACGCCGGAGGCTGGTTCCAAACCCTGGCCGGCGATTCCCTCCTCATCAACCTCTCCGCTGGGGTCCCAATCGGCGGCAGTCTCAGCTACATCTTAGTCTAACCCAAGGAGCAATACCAATGGCCCTCTACGGCACCTCCAACATCGCAGCAACCACCCCAACGCTAACCGCTGTCGCGGCCACTTCCAAAACCATGCTGCAACTCGCAGCAGCCACCGCTACTCTCCGCCGGGCCTTTCTCTACGAATGGACCGTAGGTCCAGGTTCCGTCCCCAACGCAACCGATTGCGAACTAGTCTGGTCCATCATCAAACAAACCACCGCTGGCACCGGCGGCGTTACCCTCACCATGAATGCCATCGACCAAGCCGATGCCACCGCCGGCTCCGTCGCCTTAGGCAACTTCACAGCCGAGCCAACCGGCGCAGAAACCGGCATCCTCGACACCCTTGGTGCCAACCAACGTGCATCTTACCGTTGGGTAGTCGCACCAGGCGGCCCAGGCGAACTAGTCATCCCCGCTACCAACCTCGCCGGTCTCGGCGTACGGACCAAATCCTCAACCTACGTCGGCAACGCCATCGTCGGTTGCAAATGGCGTGAGTGAGCCATGCGAAAAGCCCTTACCGGTCTCGGGACCCTAATCGGCCCGTGGGGTGAAGTTAAGGAACTTCCAACCTTTACCTGCGGTCATTGCCAAAACGTTCGTCGAGTCCAACCGATGTGTGATCCAGCCGACCTTGGAGGCCTATGCAAAATCTGCATGCAAGTGGTTTGTGAACAGTGTGTCGGCAAAGGCTGTGATCCATTCGAAAAGAAACTCGAACGCCAAGAAGCTCGAGGCCGGGCTCGCCGCTGGATTGAAGGAGTAATATAATGCCCGCAACACCCTCACCAAACTATAACGACAAGCAGCTTCTATCCAACGACGCTACGTTTCAAAACCGCGTCCGACAGGCTTTACTCTTAGCCTGTTCAAACATCAAGAATGAAGGCCCCGCAGTAGCCTTCCACCGTGAGCGCGAGACCTTCCTTGTTGCCATCATGAACCAACCCGATGTGTTCAAACTTCTATTCGCCAATATCGTAGCCGATGACACAAATTGCATCGGCGACGCCACAGTTGCCGGTACCGTACCATTAACCACAGGTAACGTAGCGGCACAGGCCGCTCTTGTGACCGACCCGCACATCGACACAGCCATCTCAGCCAACTTCAATTCATTCTTCCGTACCCCGGCGAACTAACATGCGCACTAAGATCGGCATAGTTTATGAAAGAACCGGTCAAGTCCGGCGCATCATCATCCCTGATGAAGATCATCAACTGGCCGCTCACGCCAATGTTGCCTTTGACGAAGTCCTTCATATAGAAACCCAAACCGGCCCAATCGATCTGAAAGAAATCCACGCCATCATACAACGTGTGACTGGTAAGATAGTGCAATGACCGTAATCGTCATCATCTCCGGTACGACCTCTACCAGCCCTTCTGACTGGAATAATTCCAGCAATTCAGTTGAGGGGATTGGTGCTGGTGGCGGTGGCGGCAGTGGCACCACTGGTAGTGGTGGCGGTGGTGGAGAGTATCGTCGTCTCAATAATTTCAGTGTTGCTACACCCGGAACCACAGCATTCAATTACGTAATTGGCGCCGGTGGTGCTGGTAACTCTAATGGCGATGGGGCCAACGGTACCAATACAACATTCAATACTAACTCCGTTATTGCTGTCTCCGGCAAAGGTGGCACTGGTTCTGGAACGGCAGGTGGCGTCGGCGGCACTGGTGGCACTGGAGCTAATGGAAATAACAATGGCGGTGCTGGAGGAACTGTGGAGGAACTGC